AGGATGGCAATGTCGGTTTGTGTTGCGTTTGTGCTGCGGTTGCCGCCGCTGGCGTCTGGGTAAACGTAGATCTTGTGGTCTGGGTAGTGCGCCTTGATCTTCTGGGCCAGTGCGTCGGTGTCATGGGCGCCGCTGATCTCGTCCACGACGTAGAGGCTCTTGCCAACGCGGATGGCGATCACGGCGGACATGTTGCCCACGTTGAAGTCCACGCCGATGCGCAACGGCTCACGGCTGATGTCTGGACATTGTCCTGACACGTGCTTGGCGCGATCAAAGCGGTCATACACCTGGCCAGTGGTGAGGTTGACAAACTCCCCGTCGAGGTAAGCCTTCAGCAGCTGCGGGTCGTAGTTGGCTTGCATCCGCTCGATGAAGTCAGGCGGTAGGTACGGGTTGTCCTGCGTCCGCATCCTGATCAGTCGCCGATCCTCACGGCCCTTGCCGTCTTCACTGGCAAAGGTCTGCCACATCCAGCGGAAGCCTTCAGGCGTCGAGGCTGCTGCAAACTGCCGCACATTGCCAGAACGCAGGCGGCCAAGGATCTTTGGGAATGCTTTGTTGGCGATGGCTGGGTTCACCGTGTCGATCTCGTCAGCCAGTATCCAGGCGCCGTTAATGCCGATGATCCGCTGCCAGTTCTCAAAGCTGCGACACAGGATCTTGGTATCGCCGCCGGGTAGGTGCAGGTTGTACTCCGGCAACGGTGATGCCCTGAAGGTGTACGGGATGTCGTACATCTCAAGGAAGTCATCAAAATCGCTCTGCCAAATGTCGCGGATCAGCGGACCAGTGGGCTCCATGACCACGCCGATAAACCCTTGGTTGGCCATCGCAAGGTGCACAGCCTTGGCGCACAGTGCCCGCGTCTTACCGGCGCCATAGCCAGCAGATACGCCAAGGATGCTAGTGGTCTGGTCATCAACAAACGCAAGCTGCCCAGGGTGGAGGTCGCTGCGGATGCGCTCCAAGGTGTCTTTCATTCCCGCATTGAGCGGAACCATAAAGCTGAGAAGGTATGAGTCATCAAGACCCGCCAGCAAACTCATCAGCTCAACTCAAAGCGCAGAAGCTTTACCTGAAGTTGCACTGAATTGATCGCAACCATCAGTTGGCCACGATCTGCGGCCTTTTGTTCGTACTTACGAAGTCGCGCAAGTGCTTCGGCAAGAAATGCAGGACGCGAAAGATTGCAATCCTCCATCAACATTTCCCTTGCGCGGGCTATGTATGAATCTGTCTGCCGATCCGAAATACTCCATTGATCCGCCGCAAATTGCACGATGTCCGCACGCGACTTCCCTTGGCAGAGCAGGCCGTAGACCTGAGTGCAGCGCAGTGCAGCGGTTGCGTTGTTTGCTTTTGCCATGAACGAAGTATATGAGTTACTACAACGATGAGTGAAGAGCATCAAAGTATGCGGCGCATCTTTCCAGGTATCGGATTTCCGCACTACGCAACTCATCCGCACTTAACTCCCGCACATCCGCTGCACCAGCTCGTCGCGCCACCACGATGAAGGCCCCCTTGGCTTCGATGCCTGTGAGGTGCTTTAGGCCGAGAGAATACGCGCCAAGTTGGTCGGTGTAGTCCAGAAGCATTGCCTCACTGCGGCGATTGGCGCTTGTCTTCCAGTCGCAAATCACGGGACCCACGCCCGCCACATCGCCGAGAAAGTCAGCCGTGCCAGCAAAACCAGCCGGGTGATGCACGCTGAACTCCACCGCATGAATGGCAGTAACGTTTTCAGCTAACCATTGCAGCAGGCTGCGGCGGTATCCACTTGCGCTGAGGCCAACCTTCGGGGCGCTTGGCGTAGTTTTCTTCACCGCCCAGCGTATCAACGGAGCAGGTGGACGTGTAAGGCCGTCCTCTTTTTCGTAAAACGACCCACGTTTGTTCGCCGTCTGTGTTGCCAACTTCTTCGCGGTACGTAAGACGTACTCCGCTGCGTTGTGCGCTCGTGTGCCGCGTTCTGCTGCGGTATCGCGTTGGGCTGCTGCATTCGCCTCACCAAGCCGCGCTGCCCATGCTTCAAGTACGCCCTTGCTTTCACTCGTTGCGCCGAGAATTCGCGTCACGCTGTGATAGATCTCACCGTTACCGTCGCGGTAAATGCGCCCACCCGGATCGCTTTCATCATCTCGCTCCAGCTTCCACCGTTTGAGTGACGCCAAAGCAGCGTTCGGATCCAACGGTGGGTCTGTCATGTATTACATCTTAGCAGTAAAAAACCCCCAAGTTTCCTCGGGGGCGGTACTTATGTGCTACCTGACGCTTTATTTCTTGTAAGGATTCCCGCCTTCGATGATGCGGGTAAGGTCAAAGCCAGCACCTGTGACTTCTTCCCATGCCGCCTCGATGATCGGGGTTGCGCCTTTTTTACGGGGCACGGGAGTGAGCTTGTACTCAGTCGTGAGACCGCTGCCTTTCTTTTCCAGCTGGAAATCAATCACAAGCATGTCCTCGTAGTCGGGCATCTGGCTAATCCCGTCAAGAGCAAAGATGATGCTCTTCTGCGTGATGTTCATCACCTGGATCTCACCCGCGTCGTAATTGAACACGGGGAGTGCAATGGCAAACTTTGCGGGTTCGTTACCCGTGCCTTCGCGGTTGATGCGGCGGCTGTACTCGCCCATTTCCACGGCGATTTCGTCCGGAGTAGGCTCGTGATCGAAACGGAAAGGCTTCGGCTTACCCTGTGCGTCTTCGCCCCAAACCTCGTAATACTCCACTGGCTCGTCGCTGGTGAGCGCAAAGCGGATGGTTGTACCAGTGGGAATGCGGGAAGGGTTCAGGTAACCACCACCTGTGCCGGTGCTGATTGCGGCCTTGGCGCTTTTAGAAAGTAGTGACATGGGTGTTTTTGGGGTTGATGCGCGAGTGCGGATGGCGAGTGCCTGTGCTTTTGCGCCTTCATACCGTAGCACAGTGTCAAGGGGGTTGCGGATGTGAGTACCATGCAAAAACGCCCCCGCTCCAGTGCTGGAACAAGGGCGTGGTCTCCGTCACCGATTACGAGTGTATCACATGAGTCGCACCGCGAAACTCCTTGAGTTTGTACGCCAGCTCCCGCCTGGCTTCGCTTACTGTCCCGTTTATGCCAAAGGTGAAAAGCTTGCAAGTGGTGTTCCCAGCAAGGGAAAGACACCGCTTGAGGCCGCGCACCACCGCAGTTTTGGTGCTGCGGACGTGGCGCTATCAATCGAGCAGCGCCCCAGTGTTTTCCGAGCTGTCGGTGTATTCACCGGCATTCGCAGCGATGGTCTGGTGATTCTCGACGTTGACCGCAACCTTGCCACGCTTAAGCGCAAATGGGGTGCAACGCTCGATGGTGCCCCGGTAGTCACGAGTACCAAGGCCAACGCGGCGAAGTACCTGTTTCTTGTACCAGAAAACCTTTGGAACAGCGTCAAAGGTTGCGGCTTAAGCGATACCGGCGCTGGATACGAGGTGCTATGGGGACGCCAGGGGCTCTTGTACGGCGCTTACCCGGGTGCTAGCGATGGCTCTAGTGGTGAAGGTGAGTACACGCTCCAGGGTGACCTCACGGCGATTCCTGAGGCCCCTTCGTGGCTCCTTGCGGAGATGAAGGCAGCAAAGGCGTCCGATGGTGGCCGCGGCATGATCAAGAACCGCAAGGCGCTTGACGTAAGCAACCGCACGCCCGAGGAGATTGCCGAGATTGTCCAGGACTGCTTAAGCGTTATCGAGCAACAGGGGATTGGCAGCCGTGACCACTGGTTGCGCGTTGGGATGGCGATCCATTCCGTGTTGCCAGACGATCTTGGTCTCGCCCTGTGGGGTGCATGGAGTGCGCAGGATCCTGAGTACGCCGAGGAGTGGGAGAAAGGGAACCCGTGTGAAGCCACTTGGAAAAGCTTTCGACCCGGTGCCGTAAACCTCGGAACTCTCGTCTGGCTTGCGGATCAGGTGGACCCCAAGCGTGCTCGATTTCAGGAAGTCACGCGGAAGATCGTGGAAACTGCCGAGCAAGTCTCAACCCAACGAGTGCAGCAGGTTTATCTCACTGGTGAGGAGGTGCTGAAACGCGCCAAGGAACTTGAGGAGACACTTGAAAACCCAGCACTTCTTGACCAGGCCAAGACTGCGCTGGCCATGGAGGCGGGGCGGCGTGAAGGTGCGATTGCTATCGACCGCCTGTTGATGATGGACATGACCTATGAGCGTGCTCATGGGTTGGCCCCACGTCCGATTGCCGAATTGAATAACGAAGGCTTTGAGTACCTGATTCCCGGGTTGCTTCCCAAGCCTTGGACTTTGCTTATTCACGCGGATGGGGGCACGGGTAAAACCGCCATGTGTCAGACGATTGCCAAGCACCTAAGCCGCGGCCTTTCTTTCAACGTGTACGGCGCCCTCGTGCCCGTGCCACGTTCCAAGGTGCTGTGGCTTAACGGTGACCAGAACGAACGCATTGTGCGGCGTCAGTTCGAGGCAATTGGGGTGGATCACGGTGTTGATGTGATCGGCGAATGGGATATGGCGTGGTATCGCCGCTTCTGTCGTATGCAGAAGGAAGGACAGTACGACTTCGTGGTGATCGACTCACTCGATGGCTGCAACGATTCCAACCCGTACGAGGAAAACCGCAGGGAGTACGCCAGGCCGATCAAGCAGCTCGCACGACGTAATGGGGTGGACTTTCCCGCCTGCACCATCGTGGTGATCCACCACAACACCAAGACCGGCACCTTCCGCGGTACAAGTGCCATCCGTGCTGCGGTGGATGAAACCTGGAATATGCGCAAGGGGACGAACGAGGAGCTACTTGCGCGTCAGTTGAGCGCCAACTCGCGCATCCTTTCCGTGGAAAAGTCACGCGATGACCGGGAGGGTATGGAGATGGTCTTCACGCTCCTGCCCGACTTCACGTACCAGATACAGCACTTGCCCCCTAGGGTCGCCGCCAACACGCCTAACCAGCATGTGCTGGCCGTCCTTGACCTCATGCGCACTGCAGGCGGTTCCTGGAGCATCCACGAGCTGACTGCGCACGATGGCGTAGGCGGTGATTTCCGAGTGCGGGCAAACAGGTACGCGCTCCAGTTTTTGGAGCAGCAGGGACTGATTGAGCGCACGAGTGCTACCAGTGCCTACAAGGCAAAAGGCAGACCGCCTGTCTTTTACAAAGCGGTGGGTAAAGCAGCCCCTGGTTTGCTCTCTAGATCTTCTACTAACTCTCTCTCGCGTGCGAAAGTACCCGTAGAGGGTATGTCAGAAGCAGAAACCCCAGTGGTGGAGCGCGTTCTAAATGACAAAGTGGTTTGTCAAAAGCCTATTTCTGACAAAAGTCCCGAGCTGGAACCAGGGGTGGCACGACTAACGCCCGAGGAGGCGGAGCGTCTGTTTAAAGAGGCAAGCAAATTTGGCTAGGACTTTTGACAAAGGGGTACTTTTGACAAACCCCTGCGTTATTAAAAACCATTGCGTTGCAAGGAAAGTTGCTTTTTACGCCGTTTCTGCGTGTATAAGGGTTGAGCGCTCCTCGGCCCGTCTTTTCCCCCGATTGCCACCATGCACCGCCCCACTGAGGAAGAACGCCTTGAGAAATTTTTCGACAGTCTTCGTGGTTGGATGCCAGAACCACCAAGACGATGGCGCGAAAACGCGATTGATCCGATTGCGACACGTGAGACGCAAGGTAAGTCACCGGTTATGACGCAGGTGGACCTGTTCACGTAGTGCTACAGTGACGCGGGCCACTCCACCTATAGGTGGCCCCAATACCTACACCAAGGACCAGGTTATGACTGCTTTTTTACCGATGCCTACCGCAGATAGACCACAAACGTTGTATGGCATCGACAACCTTGAAAAACTGGCTACTGCAACGACTATTGCGTTCGACTGCGAAACCGTTGGACTCCAACCAGAACGCGGCAAACTGCGCCTGCTGCAACTCGCAGCGCGGGGTTTACCCGCGGTAATCATCGACTGCTGGGACTTAGACGACTCAGGGTGGGACAAACTTGCTGAGTTTTTTGCGCGTATAGAAGGGCGTACTTGGATTGCACACAACGCGGTTTTTGATCTTGGTTGGTTACAAGAGCATGAGGTATACCCAAAAGGATTTATAAAGTGCTCAATGTTAGCTAGTAAATTACTTAATAATGGTATCCCAAATCTTAAACACGGACTTGCTGTAGTCTCGGAAAGATACTTAAAACGCGAACTAAGTAAGGAGCAGCAACTGTCTGATTGGAGCGCACCGGTATTAAGTGCTTCTCAG